GTACCAATGTCCGTCAGTATGTTTCAACCAGCGATTGGCATACATATAACCTGATTCATCAAAGTAGAACCAATTGCCCTCTATTGATTCAAATCTTGAGACTGGATATGAGCCGTCTTTACGACGCCACCACCAACCAGTGTCATCATGCTGCCAGCCTGATTCATCCTCTTCAGGCGGCACGATATACCCAACGATTTCATCGACAGAGCGCTCGTTATATCGACAAGGACCACCGACTTCTAAGAAATCAGCGTTCCCGTCAATATTTTGCTCAATCGTCTTGATTGTAGATCCGTCAGAGTCCTCATAGACAAGACCAGTGTGCCCATAATTCACTCCATCGCCTGCCACAAAGTTCTTAACGAAGAACCAACCAGCCTTTGGATATTGAGCACCATAGACCACTTGCAAGCCTGCTGATTCTGCAGAACGTAGCAAGTCGATAGCATTCCCCCATAGACGAGTACCGAAATACTCGTAGATTCCGTAGCACGTCACATCTGCACATTGGTAGCCGTACATTCCGTCGTAATCTACCCCAGTCCCTGAATCCGCATGAGCGATGAGATCGTTAATCATATCTTGTTTCTTAGACATTAGCATCGTCCCCTTTCCAAGCATCATTCATCTGCTTGACAGCTGACTCAACAAATGTGTCAAGGTCTTTGTCGGTCATGCTGATGTTATATTTTGTAAGCTCTGCTCGGACTTTATCACGAGCTTGCTCTAGCTTTTCATCACCTTTGAAGCCTGTTTCAGCTGCTACCTGCTCAACGGCATTGACTGCGTTTTTGGCCAAGATTTCGACAATCTTGATGGTCTTTTCTCCACCTTTTTGAACCAGGTAATCCTTAATCGATTTAACTGTTACCCCTGCTAAAATAACAAGGATGCTGATTGCACCATTTGTGATGATTTCAGTAATTTGTTGCATTTTTATTTTCCTCCGCAATTTCTAAATTTACAAATTTATTAAACAGGGCATCGATGCGCCCATTCCCACCTAGTTTTTTGTAACTTGAGTGCATTTTGTGGATAATATCCGACTCGTGAACGCTTGTATAACCACGCTTGAGAGCAACAGTAATATCACGCTCCAGCCGTAGATACATAGTAGCTAGATGTGCTTCATCATGCACAGCCAGCTTGTTGTTGATTTCAGTTATATTTTGCTTGTTCTCCTCACCGATTGCATGGATAGTGCTCAATTCACCTTTCAACTCCTTGAACTGTTCTTGATTGAGATTTCCTGCTTTACTTGCTCGCATCCCAAACCAACCAGTAGCCACAACTCCGATTGTAGGAGCTAGCTGAGTAATCGCATGTATCATTTTCTCGATTATTTCAGACCATGACATAAAATCCCCCTTAATCAATCCGTGGCATGACCACAGTCAACACGCCTTGTTGTAGCATTTCAGCAAGTGACTGCTCTTTCCAAGTGTAGCCCTCTGTTGCTTGCATCTGGAACTTAAAGATAGTCTTGGTCCCACTCGGCCATTTTGGATTCGTATCAAACGGATAAGGCATAGCTACGATGTCGCCATTTGCATAGCGAGTGCTCTTGACAAGTGGCTTGATGAACCCAGCAACCTTGTTGTAAGCATGAGTAGACATGCCTCCGTTTTGAGAAATAGCCAAAGCGATCAGAACCTCAGTGATAGATGATACCGTGTCAAGATTTTCCTTATTCTCTGCGGCCGCTTGCTCTACCTTAGTTGCCATTTCCTTATTTTGCTTGAGTTGCGCCTCTACCTGGTTAAATTTCTCATTTTCAGCACGATTTGGGAAATTCTCTTGATAAAGAGCCTCCAGAGCTAACTCAAAAAGTTCGCTATTTGATAGGCTGATTTTGTCAGCTGGTAGCAAGATAGGTACGATAGCACCATTTGAGTTGACAAGTGTGACCTTGGTAGCTGATGCTGTTCCACTTGCATCAAATTCCTGTGATTTTGAGCCATATTCTAGTTTCATATTTCCTCCTTAAATTTTGAATGATATGTTGTCAAAGTTGAGCCATGTAGCGTCAACGTTCCTCTTGACAGCTACGTCACCGCTCGGATAGATTCCGATAACCGCAGAACCATAATCATTATTTAGTGCGGTCTTATATAACGTTGTGGATGGTCTGAAATTTTCAGGCAAAGTAAAGATAATTGACTCACGGGTAGTCTTTCCGCCTTTACAAGTACCTTTTAAATAAACAATACCGTCAAATGTTTTTGAAAATTGAACATTTTCATAATCTCTATGATGGCTCCACCCATTTTGTAAATTGGCATTTTGCCAGTTAGTTGAAGTGTTCATCCTTGAAATATCATCTTTGGTAGCAAGATACTTCCAAGGTTTCCATGTTCCATTTACTTTCGCACGGATTGCCCCTATTTCACCTCCAAAATCATAGGCTACTTGCACTACCCAGTTATCATTGTATTTAAAGACCTGCACATGTTTCCAACCATTGCCCCCTTGAGGAGAGTTTGATAGATTATAACCCATGTATTGACCTGAATCTGTGTAGTTGTTCCAATCAATTTCAGCGCTCAAGGAGTTTCCTCCATTTTTTGTCAACTGATGTTGCTGAATGGGCTTGTTGTCTGCGTAGATATCACCTAGAACATCTAAAGAACCTGGTTTCCCAAATTCAGCAACCTTACCGATGCCTACACGCCCGTTCTTATCATAGGACATTACTACGCTTTCAGTTGCAACAGTAGCTGAAAATTCAACGCTTGTAAACTTGTCCTCAAGCTTACCAATAATCACAAAGGATTTATTCGATGGATAATTCCCCGCCATGTTAGCAGCTGAATTAGTCAATGTATGAACACTTGTAAAATTACCAGATGCACTACCATTATCATCCGTGAAATTCTCATTACCTATCTGAGAGACTTTGAAAGTTAAGGACATTACATTTCTTTGCTTTCCTGACTGCATTATAGGGGCTATTCGGGCATTTCTTAACACTTGCAATGTATTTGGATTGCCTCTAGTTCTAAGTGCGGAGAAGCTAAATGAGGGGGCATAATACTCAATCACGTTGATAGTAATATCTTTAGTATCTGATTGTTTACCCCGACTATCGACAACATAAGCTCGAATGGTTGCTAAACCGCTAAAATTCATGATACCAAAACTACCACCGTTTTTAGTTACGACCATTTTTTTATTAACAATTTCAGCTCGATATCCTGTAATAGTAGATCCATAGGCGCCAGACGCATTGTTGAAGTTTACTTGGATATCTGAAATTATTTGTAAAAAGTCATTTCCACTCAAAAACTGTCTTGCGACCGTATTCATGTCAGTTAATGAAAGACCTGTGAAGGTAGGTTTTACACTGTCTGGGATTTTAAAGTGCCATCCATTGGAGTACACATCGCTTCCAATTTGGGTAGACCCATTATATGTTCGAACACAGATGTCCATTAGCCCTGAACTAGATTTAGGTAAGTGTCGAGCAAAATCTAAAGATGGAGTAAAGGAAACGCTAGTAGTATGGTTCTTCCCCAAGTCTATCCAATCGCTTCCAAAAACTCTATACCAGACCTGATGAGTAAAGGAGTTCACTTTTCGATTAAATATGACGGTATGAAGTGACCCTAAATTTCGATTCCCCTCTAAGCTAGAAATTTGCGTAGACCTAGGAATTTTGTCGAATGTATAATTCGTCGAAATTGTAATGTTTCCATGAACTCCGTTATTGGGGTCAAAAGATGCCCAGACCGACATGGTCTTTGTTCCGTCACTGTCATGAGGAATTGTAGCTTCTCCACTTGCTAGAGTAGTTTCTTGCCCCTCAGTTTCGAAACTTAAATTGCTCTTATATACACTAGAACCATTTAACCAGACTGAAAGAACACTTCCATTTTCTGCGTTCCATGTTCTATATCCTCCATCACGGTCAACGGTAGCTCTCCATCTAACTCGAGAAGAGTTGTTAGCAATATCCTGACTAACCTGTTCAATATAAATATTCAAGTGCAATGGACCACTAGAATTGATAAATTTAGTCATTTTCCTCTTTTTAACCTCCTACATATCGAACAACATTCACATCTTTATCAAGATAATACTGTTCTGTTCTAAAGCGTCCGATTTGAATTGACGCGGTAAAAATCCCGTTGTCAATATTAATCACTCCTTGGCTAATATACATTACTTCCTTACCTGCAGAAAACATGGAAATCCTATCATGACTGACCTTTATTGATGAACTAGCATCGTTCTTTCCAATAATTAATCCCTCATTTGAAGCACTCATATAGGTATCAATGAACTTTTTCAGCTCTTTCAAGCCACCAAATTCTATTGTTAAAAACTCAATTCTCCTGCCTGCTTCGATTAAATCAGATTCAGATTTTTTTTGACTGTCTGCATTTGATTTTACCAAAGCATTATAGGCTTTTTCTAAATCACTGAACTGATCCATTGTCGCTTTAGCTTTTAATTCTATGTCATGAAGTTGAGTTTTCTCAGCTAGCGCATTTAATTGCTCTTGAGTCAGTGATTGGTCAGCTTTTGAGTCAATGCTGGTCCTAATTTCTTTTAGTTGTTTTTCATCTAAAGCTCCCTTTTCTCCTCGGTCACCTTTTGGTCCAGGGTCACCTTTTGGTCCAGGGTCACCTTTAGCTCCTTGAGGACCTTTCGGTCCAGGAGTCAGTTCAATTTTTTTTAGATCTTCTTTTGTCGCTACATCTTGAGCATTGATAGTGAGCTTATCAATGTTCATCACAACTTTGCCGTCACGGACGGAAACAATCTCTTGCAAACCATTCATGATTCGCAAACGTGCTAAATCCAGATCTCCAGCAGTTATATTTTTGGCATTTAACGTAATGTAATTACCAATTGCTGCAGAAACTTTTTTTGCTAGCAATTCATCCGTGGTCATCGTATTGACAATTTCTCCGACATTAGCGCTATCTGCCTTTTTAACCCACGAACCTTCTACATGCTCCCACATTTCAACATAGCCACCATTAGGTTTAAACCATATATCTCCATTTTTTGGTTTGGTAGGGCTTGATGTATCAAGATACATACTACCTTGTTTAGTGATAAGTTCGTCCAAATACTCTATTTGACGTTGCATGGACCCCTTATATTTATAAGTACCTTGTGCAACTCCAACAGCATTTCCACTACTATGGGCAGATAAACCACCATCAAAAAAGATTTTGTAAGATAGCATTGGAATGTCAAAATAGATATTTTCATCCCAGTGTACTTTAACCCAGTCACCGGATTCCATAGCCATATCACCACGCCATGAGAGCGTATAGGGATAAAAGTTAAAATCACGGTATTCGTTGAAGACACGATCCAGAATTTCTTGTGTAACCCATGGATTTTTTAACTTCATGATATTACCTGTGGACAATCCTGATTTATACACAACCTTATCAGCAGACTCACACTCAATACCTTTCAACCTGTAAGGTATCTCATCACGTTCTAATCCACCAGGTTTGTACATATCTTTGGTAATATGTCTTGATGTTGTCTTTAGCTTGATAAAATCAAGCTTCCCATTACGGTTAAATCTAACAAAGCTCCCTGATAATTGCGCCAAGTAAACTAAGGCCTCACGATAACTTGTTTTTTCTAGTTTCTTCGCAACTTGATCATTTACTAATTGGATATTAGTATCTGTCGTAATACCTGTCAGTCTCACGATTTCTGCTAAAATATCCCTTGTATAAGCTGGATAAGTAAGCTGACTATCATAAGCACCAGACAATCTAACAAACTCATCCTGTAACTTAATTTTTGTCTTTTTATCATTACGATTTAGCTTGACCTCGGTGACAAAAAACTTGCCAAGTGGGACGGTTTTACCCGCAATAGCTACCGACATTGTTGCCGTCATCATTTCTTGCAGACCTTCAATAATCTCTTTAATTTCAATTTCTAGACTATTGATGTACCCACCACCAATTGTAAAATCATTACCATTACCGATGGAACTGTCGTAAGTAGCTGATGCAATTTTGGTTTTTGTGTATCTCTTACCATTTAAGTCAAAGTTAGCCTCAAACACGCGCAGATGGTTCTCTATTGCTTTGATATAATCCGATGTTACTTCTAGCATAATTCCTCCTACTGCTCGATAATAGATACAGATAAGCCGTTGTAATAGGTCACACCGTCACTCAGACGCCCCATTACTGTCTCTGTAATAGTTCCGCGATAACCAGTGATAGACTGTCCTAAAATGTTTGCAGTAAAAAATCCGGCTACCAATTTAGACTTGATAAGATTTCTTTCTGCTTCTGTGATAATTCCCCATTTGATGGAGAATGTACGTTTTTCTGCAATGACGTCACCCGTCATCAATCCACTAGCACTACGACCCGTAGAAGACGACCAGATAATCTCATTATTGATACTGATTTCAACTGGAGAAGCAAGAGCTACTCCACCTACTGATATTTCACTCATGCATACCTCCTAAATCATGAGGGGGGATTCCCCTGTTTTAATTGCAATTTCATTGATTTTATCTACAATCTTCTTGGTGATTTTATCACCATCAATTGTCAAATCAAGAGCACGAACCGCTTGTAACAACTGTGTCAGTAAGGCTAGAACTTCTGGCCCACCGCCATTATTTGACAATTCCGCTGCACGACGTGCCATTTCAAGCATTTTATTTTCCGGAGCAACAATCTCACCGTAATGCTTGTTATCACCAATCATGGCAATTTGTGGTGTATTGGCCTTAACAAAGCCACCTTGAGCAAGTCGAGGTAGTCCAATGTAACTGAAGCCACCGATACTTACACCAGGTAATTTATTAATCACGCCAACAGCACTATTAAGCAATCCGATACCACTATTAATTGTGCTTTCCACCGTCCCTAGTACCCCGTTAATAACGCTACGTACAGCACCACCAATGGCGCTTCCAACCATGGTTCCAACGTGAGTAAACGTTGAGCGTATTTGCTCCCAAAGTCCGCTAAAGAACCCGATAATGCCCGAAAATGCATTCTTGACATTGTTATATGCTTCGTGGAATTTTGAAGAAAACCACCCTGGTATGCTAGCAAGAGCAGATTGGATATTACTCCACTTCCCTGCAAACCAACTTGCAATAGGATTGAAGATACCTGTCAACCCTGCCCACGCGTTACGGAATTTGTCTTTGAACCAATCAGGAATAGAAGCAAGATTGCTTTTTAACTCATTGTATCGTTGAGAAAACCAAGAACCAATACCGGTAAAGATAGCAACAATGGCATCCCAGGCTTGTTTAAACTTGTCCTTGAACCATTGAGAAACAGGGGCAAACACTTCTTTGGTCTTTGTCCACAAATTACTAAAAAAGTTCGCAATATTAGTGCAAACCTGATTAAACCATTCTTGGACAGCACCCCAGATCTCAATACATTTTGCTTTGATAATATCCCAGTTTTGATAGAGTAGTACTCCAACACTAACTAAGGCAATCACTGCTCCAACGACTAGGGTTATTGGGCTTGTCAATACTGCCATTGCTGCATTGAGTGCCCACGTCGCAGCGCTCAATGCTGTTGTTCCTGCGGTTGCTGCAAAACTAGCTGAAGTATCAGCAACTTTAGCCGCAGTACTCAATCCCCAAGCAATCACCTCTCGACCTTTTTCGGCAATCAATGTTGCTGTATTAACCACAAAATCCTTTGCATACATTGCGTTTAGGATGGCAGTTTCTGCAATATCTTTTACTTTAGCAATTGTTACGGCATGAATTGCTGTTCCAACATTATCGAATGCAGTCTTAACATTAGCAAAAACAGCCGAAAGTCCGCCGGCTTGTTCTATCATTGAAGCGAATTCTATTGTTTTCCATACCGTAGCAAATGCAGTGATAGGTCCGATTAACTTAGATAATCCTTTAGAAAAACCAATAATAAACGGACTAACAACATTGTCATAGTTACGCTTAATTATATTCCCTAATTCATCAACAGCTTTTGCAATTGTTTCAAACAATGGTGCTAACTTCTCTAATGCACCAGCTAAAAACTTAACTAATCCAGGGGCATTATCCGAAACGATTATCTCTAATCCTTTCATAAGGTCCCGACCTAAGCTACTACCAACATCAATAATCGTTGAACCAATACTTAAAATTGCAGATACAATCGCACTGCCAATTCTTACTACTCCAGACGATGTGATAACGTCATAGAATGCATTTGATAAAATCTGGACGATATTTCCAGCTGATTCTGCAATGCCACCTATATTCGTAAATAGGGATACTAAAGCGCCTTTAATATGCTCTTTTTGGCGTTCTAAGCCATTAGCTATACTTTCAGCTATAAAGACTCCTATCCCGATAGCAACAGTCCCCATCGAGCCAGTAAACTGCCCTAGAGCATAAGCTATCTTATCAAGCATAGTTTGAAAAGAAGCAACAACTTTTGGATCTGTAAAAATCTCTTGTAGTAATTCACCGATTCGTTTTAAAGCACTCTGAAGGCGTTCAACACCATCAAATCTAAATGAAGCATTGAAACCGTCCTGAAACAATTTGACGAGTTCAAGCAATCGTTTAAATAATCCATCAAACAGACCGTCTAATTGATTCCCACCTTCAGCAATTTTTCCCATGTCGACTTCAGCGCCTTTAGGTGTTCCACCACCTCCGACGCCTGAACCATCAGGACCGCCACTGGAATCTCCACCACCATCTCCGCTATCGGATGAGTCAGATAGTTTATTGATTTGGTCAAATCCCATGAGAGATTTCATTTCTTGAGCAGCTTTCTTAGCTGCTTTACCAGCTCCGTCCGCAGCCTTGCCGGCTCCTTTAGCGGCTTTTCCTAAATTGCCAGCTCCTCCTGCTGCACCATCAGAAGCCTCTCCTAAATTACCAACTGCATCAGCTGTCTCTTGGATACCGGAGCCTTTCATAGACTTCTTGCCAGTAAATAGTTCTGTCAATGCTTTAAAAGCATTACCTACTGTCAGCAATTTGCTGAGCAAAAAGTTAATGACTTTGATAACTGGGGTAAAAATGTTAATCAAGCCAACTCCGACGCTTGCCATAAAGCTTTCGAACTGTAGCTTCATGATCCTGACTTGATTGGCCCAGCTATCCGATGTCCTAGCGAAGTCGCCACTAGCCAGTGAAAGCTTGTCTGTTACAAATGCGAACCGCAAAGCAACTTTTTCAGCCTCAGACATTTCTTGTGTCGTCTTCCCAAAGCCATTAGCCATTGCATAGGCATCAAGTGCTGATTGAGTCATGACCACACCTAAATCTTTAAGCGTCTCTGTTTCACCAGTAAAGACTGATTTCAACTTTGTGTAGGCTTCATCTTGACTAATGTTGTAAAAAGATGCCACATCGCCCGCTAAACTAGTTAAGGCTGTCGACATCTCGTAAGCTTTTTGTTCGTTAAAACCAAAAGCTTTAGTCATCGCACCGAATGTACCGGTGTATCGTTTTGCCATGGTCTCTGATAACCCAGAGGTATACATAGCTTGTTTTGCAAAGTCATCAACTTGCTTGCTCATGCGTGGGAAAGCAACGTCAACAACGTTTTGTACTTCGTTGAGATCTGAGCCGAGCTTGATAGCTTGAGCTCCGAAATCAACAAGTTTCTTGATTGCAAATGCTCCTGCAAGCATCTTGGCAGCTTTCGTCGCCATTCCTTGCAAGCCACTCATCTGCCCTTTAAATTGTTTGTCGTTGACAACAAGGTCAAGACCAATCTGGCCAACTGTTTGTGCCAATAGCTATCACCTCCTACTTAGCCATCTCAACAAAGGCTTGTTTTAATTCTTCAAGAACTTGAGTCAAGTCTTGTTCTGTTTTCTCTTTGGCAAGTCTCAATCTCCATTCGTTGCGAATACGGTGCTGACCTTCTGAAAATACTTCTAGCATTTTAGGGTCATCTTCGCTTCGAATTTGGACAATTCGACCAAGCGGTGTTTCTCCAGACAAACCAGCTAAGAGAGCCTTGAACTCTTTCCACTTCATATTCTTAAATTCATTAGAGTATACAGATAAGCCATACTGTGTCCTGAGAGAACTGACGATTAAATCGAAATCCTCAAATAGGTCATAGTATGGCTCACTGTTCTCCCGCTTCTTCTTCACCCATGACCAATGTCATCGCTGCTTCAATAATTGTAGTTAAATCAGCAAAATTCAAACGCATTTCATCAAGTGTTTTTCGACTATTTTCAGGGAATATTAGCTCAAACATTTCCATCATTTTTTTTGCAGATGGAGTACCTTCTTCATCACCGATAGTCTGCATCAGAGTCAGTACAGTTGTTGCATCTGTATTGACTTCAATTTCAGCATCTTTAATTTTCAATTTTGGATTTTCTTCAAAATTAAGTTTTTCTGTAATATCAATTACTTTTGCCATTATTCAAATTCCTTTTCTTCAGATAAAATGTTGATCAGTACTTGACCAGTTCGATTTTCTTTGCTTGCCATAGCTTCGATTCGCTCTTTGGACTTACCGCTTAAATCAACGGTATCTCCAGCCTTATATTCGATACCTGTATCGATATCAATAAAAGCTATGGTTGCTATTGCGTTGGTTTCTTCAGCTTCAGCCATATTTCCTCCTTAAAATAAAAAGAGGGTCGAAACCCTCTAAATTAACCCGCTGGCACCACTTCCGGTTTACCATTTGACATGACGTCAAATGACAATGGTGCAACACCTGTTGAATCCCCCGAGATAAAGTCCTTAAGATTGATAACCGCGTCTTTAAATTTGATTTTGGTTCCATCTGGGAAAGTCCATTGGAAGTCCGCTTCAGAATCGCGACCATTTTTAAACGCAAGACCTGCAATGTAGTCGTTACCTGCATCACCTACGTTTCGTTTACCAGAAACGGAAATTGTAACTGACTTCGCAGTCATCAAACGGCGTGTCCAACCTTTTTGGTCAAATGGTTTCCATTCTTCAACACCATTGTCAAATGATACTGAGAATGATTCCATGTCTGCAATATCAACAAGTGATTCAACTCCTGCAGTTCCTTTATTTACTTGGAACTGGTTTTCATATACGGGGAATACCCCAGTTTTCTGAGCCATTAGTTGCCCTCTCTTTCGTAATATAAATCAAGCTCGATAACACGCTCATACACGTTATTATCATCTGTTCCTACGTCCACAGGCTCGTTCTGTAACAAGGAAATCATCTTAATAGGTGTTCCACTGATAACAACCGATTCAGCCTCAAACAGACGATTGTAGAGGTACTGAGCACGCTTCTCGGTCTCATTCGCATTCTTGTTCCAGTGAATTAAGATGCTGATTGATTTGACATCATAGCTTGCCAGTAATCTGCCTCCGATTGCTACCCGAGGACCATCGATTGTCTTTCGTTGGTAAATGCCTATACTATTTTCTTGCTTATTATCGATCTTGCCAATGTAGTAGTTGTTAGCTGCATTAAATGTTTTAATCCAGTCACGGACTTCAGCTAGTGTAATCATGCTTAAACCCCCGTGATTTGTTTGTAAAGTCGCCCGTAGGCTTGTTTTATTTTGTGTGACTTCTTGCCACCATCAGCCCAGTCCTCAAACCACTTTCCTTTTGCATGAGGATTTTCTTTCGTCTGGAATTGATATTCAGGATGAAAGTACAATCGTCTTGCGTAAGGAGTGGAATGTACCAGGCTTACTACACCTTGGGATGAATGTGAGTAGTCTGGAGCCATTGCATCACCTTGCAACACACCTTTATCAAAAGGCACTACCTGCGCCTGCACAACTTCTGTATGCAGGTATTCAGCAGTCTGTTCCAGTGCTATGATTTGAGCCCTTTCCAGTTTGCGGATAGTGCCAAAATCTAGCTTTACTGTAGAATTCACAAACATAGCATCACTCCAATCCGATGTAGGTATAGTTAACAGTCCCATCTGGATTTCTAGCTTTCCGGCTGTCCACAATCCTCCTGACAATACCAAATACAATTGCAGTCCCACCGCTCAATGTAGGCAAATACGGTGCAATATCACCAACGAAATAAGCTGACCCAGTAATTTGGACCAGCTTCTTCTGTTCAGTTAGAACTGTTTTGACACTGTCCTGATAATTGCATTTTAGATTAGCTCTGAACGCCTCTAAAGGTTCGCCGTCTTCGGAAACTCCTTCTTGGTTGACTGTGACTGTGATTTGTGTCTGGCAAAATTGAGGTAAGACAAGTTGTGGAAATTTCATCAAATAACCCTCCTTGTCAATCCTGTTTGCTTCAAAAGTTCATAGGTTTTGCGATAAATAACAATACCTTGTTCTGTAGCAATATTCCAATTTGATCCAAATTGCATTGACACACCATTAATGCTGTAGTTTGAAACTGTAGTAGCTATCAAATCAGCATTAACCTCCTCAAAATCAACAATCTGACAACAAGCCTTTCGGATAACTTCCTGCTGAAATGGCGTCAGATTGTCGAATCCAATGCCACGGATTCGGTTGAACGTAAGTATATCAATCTTGTCAGAAGCTGATTTAAGTTTGCTAGCCAGAACTTCTGAATCAGCAGAAATCACACCAACAAACGTCTTTTTGTAATAATCTGGACTAGCATACATGACTGTTACTCCTTAGCTTCTTTCAGCTTCTTGATTTCAGCATTAGCTTTTTTCAAGTCATCCAAAACTTTTTCGTACTCTTCTTTTGAAACCTTGTCGACAGATTCACCATATTTTAATTCACCATCTTCGTAGACTTCAAAGCCACGACCAACAAAATCATTGATCGCTGACTCATCGATATCATAGACTCGAGCTCCTTTAATTGCTTTTAATACCATATACTACACCATCCTTTCTTACGCTGTCGCGTTGATAAAGATACCAGCTGCTTTATTCTTGATCAAGAATGCATCCATGTAGAAGCGAGATTGGAGCAAATAGTTATCAGCTGTACGTGAGTCATGCCCTGGTGTAAATACTTTGATGTAAGAGTATTTTTCACGAGCAACTTCACAAGATGGGTGGATTAAGATGAAGTTCATTTGTTTCGCTTCATCTGTTGCGACACAACCATTTGTAAAGTTGTATTGTGATTTCATGCGAGCTGATTGCACTTGTTTGATTTTAACATCATCAAGGCTATAGATAGAGCGTTTGACGTCGCCATTTGAACCATTCACTCCTAGCACACGTTGGATGTCTTTAGCCTGTTTGAAGAGCTTGTTGACAGCTGGGGTGACGTACAAAATGCGACCCTCAGACGGAACACCTGCTTCGTCCATTTTTTCCATGGCGTCATCAAATTTTTGCAAGATATTTTCTGCAGTCAATGTTGTAGTGTCGATAGTAGCACCGTTAGCAGTATACTTGCCTGCTTCTGTGTAGAGTTTTGAGAACACGTAACAATCTTTTTCAGGAATACCTTGTTCAGTTTCCAGAGTATTTTGGACATTGGCAATAGAGACGACCAGGTTTGTTTCATCAACATCCATAGGATCGATTGCAAATTCAATGTCGCGGTCATGTTCGAGTTTCTTTGGTTCCCAATCGTTTGAGATTGTTCCAGAATTAAAACCGATAGTTTGACGATTGTGGTCTTTGTAACCAGATACTGTGATGTTTGGCAGCTTGATTGTTTGAGCGTTGATAAATTTCACTTGCGGATTTGAGTTAAACAAATCTACAGACGCAAGCTCCTTTGCATATTTTTGATGCAAAGCTTGTTCGAATTGTTCTGCGTAGTTATAAACTGTCATAATTTAATTCTCCTTTTTTTAAAGACCAAACGCTGCAGCAATGGCATCAGTTTGGTTAGTTTGTTGTGTTTTACCGGTAGATCCGATTTGTTGAAACCCAGTTGATTCTTCTTTGTTTGGCTTTAGTGCAGGAACATCTTCCAAAACTTTTGCGACAATAGCTTTGAAATCTTCTGGTTTCGATTCAAGTGTGAGAGTTGATGTATCAGCCAATTTCATCACATAAGGTAGTACACCAACAGGCAATCCTTCCTCGATTGCTGCTAATTGTAGATTTCGCTCTAAATTAGCTTGCAATGCACTTGCTTGCGCCTGCGTTAACTGTTGCTGTAGCGATGTGACATCTGGTGTTGCATCAGCTTTCTGCGACTTAAAAGCAGTAATAGCTTGAGCCATTTCTTCACCACTCAATCCTTGCTGCTTAAAGTAATTTTTTAGCACAGTGTCTTCAGCAACCTTTTGCTTGCCTTCGACAATGCTAGCGATTTTGTCATAGTCAATCTCAGGAGTGCTAGCTGGTTGAGTTTGGCCTGACGTGTCTTGTCCACTTGCAGAGCCAGTTCCTGTATCTGCATTATGGAAAAATAGTTTGCGTTTGAACATAGCGTTCTCCTTTCAGTTTTAAGGGTGTCTCCCTATTTCAGTTATTGTCACTGGTGTCTCCACGTAGTTTTTAGTCTTCGGACAAAAAGAAAACCGTATGGAATCCCGTACGGTTAGAGTATAAGAAAAACCGCCTCGAATTCGACACGGTTTATAGCAATTTACAGTGATTTATTGCAATATTTCTTACGTATAGTTACCTCCTGTTTCTGAGTACGAAAAAAGCACCTTATCGGCGCTCTGTGATATTAACAATCGTAAAATACATACTTCTCACTTTGCAGTCTACGTCTTTTCTCATCTGAATCATAGCCGTACTCATCTGCAAAATAATCGTATTGATCTTTGATACATTTGTCTAGTTTCGCTTCAAAGATATCACTCTCTTCTTGTGGTCCATAGATAGCCGCTACAGGAAAAATCGGGGCTACTAAACGATATCCAAAGATGTCGCTAAATGTATCTGCTTTTTCTGCTACACGTAGATAGCTTTCGATAATCCGCATGACTACCTCTCCTTTAGTTTATTTATAACATAATTATAACTCTCAGGAAAAGTTTTTTCAAGTATTTCTCTGCGTTCATCATCAAATTGTGACTCAAACACATGCGCAAAAAATTCGCTCTCGATATTTCCTTTTTTCTCCCAGTAAACGAGCGAGTGCGAATACTTACCTTGTATTCTACCTTCACTCAACGCTCCTAATATATCAGATGCCGAAGAAGCTTTATCGTTGATGTGGATTGCTTCGAAAATAGTATCGTCAGATAAATTGATAAAGTCTTTACGTAGAAGTTGCAGTATTTTTTTATCCTTTGTGAATTCCCAACCCAGCTTCTCATCTATTTGGTGACCAAATTCATGGAAATAACCAGTGCCAGGTCCGCGAGGATCGTCTACGTCCTTATACATATTCAGGAAGAGTTTTCCAGATTCATATCTCACAACTCCTGTTTCTGCAATAGTTGCAATCGCCGACTGATCGGCTAATCTTGCAAACAAGTCTTGTCCAAGCTCTGTACCATCCTTGAATTTTTTTCGAGTCGCATCGATATACATGTGTCGTGTCTCTGCAGCAATCTTCTTCGAAGCTACACCACTAGTATCTCTAGGCAATCTCTGACGATTGATGAATTTCTTGTAATCACTATCACTTTCGAGTGAAAGCTCTTGGTATAATTTGTATCCTTTTTTCGCTTCAAAGTATTTCAGATTTTCTTCTGCATTAGACTTAAGTTTAGACCATTCTTCCGCCCTTAATGTGTACTTCTGAACATTGTCTTTATCGAGACTAAACTGCGATAATCTGCTAAAGCGTTTCTCCTGTCGCTTAGCATACTGGACTTTGTTGTCCAGTAACTGTCTTTCCTTGATGTCGTCCAATTCCTGATTTGTAAATATTTTCTCTGGCTCGCTACTGATTCCAGGAAAATAAGTTGTATGCTTATCTTTGCAGTTAGGGTGATACAAACCAGCTGCCATTGCAGAACTTAACAATGGATATGGACCATCATCCGCACTACCTCCTGACCAGACATCATCAATCAATACTTTACCTTCAAAAGGCATGCACAGAGGACATGCATTCGATCGCTTGTTTAAGATAACAGTATGAATCCCCCACTCCTGGCGCTTGACTCCCTCGCCCATTAGGTAAGCTCTTTTGGTTGCTGTCCGAATGGCCATGTCAGCGTACGATACGATATTAACCATGGCCCCGTTACTGTATTGGATGCATGTGATTCCCCGACTTAGAAAATCTTTGGTGACCATATCCACTGATTGCTCATATGTCTTAGCTCCTGTGTTAGCTGCTACCTGGGCATCAAATATTGTGCGCCTATACTGGTCATCTGTATACCGCAATACAGCATGCTCTGCCGTCTTCATATCATACTCGACCGAGTTAAGTAACGCATTCAACTTTCGTTCGTTGATAGCAAAAAATGAAGCCCCTAGGTTATCTTTTCCACTGTTAAATTCAAAACCGTTCTTGATAGCTTCCAGGATAGACATTTCCTCATCATCCATACCTTGCCTATAGGCTTCTTGTATAGCAGTGGAAATCTTGCTATTGATATTGGCAAACTCTTTGCTATATTTTTTGGCATTAGCTCGCTTAAATCGTTCAAGCTCCTTCAATTGAGCGACCTGCCATTGTTCCCATTCAAAAACTTCAGCAGTTTCCTCTGCCTTATGCCTTCCGAGATTTCTAATCATGGAATCAAGCAGATCGTTTTCAATTCGCTCAAATGCTTTAGATACATCATAAGCCATTGCAGTACACCTTAAAACCTTGCGCTTTAAAACTTCTCAATTGTCGTTTCAAAGCTGTTTTACTAGGCATTTTGAGGTTGAGCATATCCAACTTGTTGTTCTTCTCAACAGCATAGATACCAAATTCTACATTATCGCTCGCTATCTGTAGAAGTCCCTGCGCTTCCTTCTGACTCATGTGATAGATCCTCTGTCCTATCGTCACCGTCTTCAGCATCTTCAGCCTCCTTCTCTATCTCAAAATCGTTAGCAGCTTCATTCAATGATGGCACGTTGACTTCTGTCACACCTTGCTCTGCTTTGATTCTTGCCACTTCCTGGTCTTTCCAATTCTGTTCTTTTGAGTCACCGTATAACTCCTCAACGCTCGCTTCAATCGACATGATACCACCTGTCTTAGCCTTAGAAACTGTCTCAACCTGTGATTCGAAACTAGGATTAGCATACTCACCAAATGGCACGTCGACCTTGACTTTCTGTAGTGGTTCTTTCTTAAGCACACTATCAGCATTCAAAACCATACTAATTAACTTTGGCAGGTAATCTTGCAGAGCTGTCACAATAGCATTGCGAGTATAGAGAGTTGTCTTTTCTTTCTCACGTTGTGCCTCGGCATTATCTAGCTTCTTGACATCGATACCGAGTGTTGACGGGCTAATAATACCTTGTAAAGCTAAATCAAGTGCAGTCACATATGTACTCAAATAACTTTCATGCGGGATATTAGCTTGTTGTAATGTGATTGTGTTTTTGGCATCCTCACCCATAGCCGTCTCGACCTTAATAAAGCGATGGTCAAAAGGATTGCCCTTACTAATTTCGCCTGTGTAAGGATCTCTAGGGAGCAAATTCTCAGGAATATACTCTCGTGATCGTCCAGAACGAAGAGCATCCATCCACTGACTCCAAGACTCATCCAAGCTATCAAAAGCATCAGTCTTACGATCATAGATAGATTGACCACGGCCTTTTACTTTAGGTGATGTGTAAATCTTAAACGGCAAGCACAAAATAACGGATTTATCAAACGCTACATCGGAAAGGTTAGCAGTGTACTCTGTCGCGCTCATATCTAGCTCAGTTTCGCCCCTGTAGAGCTTATAAGTTAATGAGCCATATCCGTAGATTTCCTCGAGCAAATAGCTCCGTCTGTGTTCTGTGAAGTGCGTGCGGAAAATAACTTCTTTCAATCTTCCACGGTTGTAGATGATTTCAATTCTATCTCCACCAACCCATTCAACAATAGGCAATGCTGTAAGTTCCGGATCAAATGAAATACGAAAAGCACCATCACCCATCACAAGACTATCTTTAATCGCCTCCTGCAGTTGATCGTGAAAGTTGCTATCTTCAGCAATCTCTTCCCACAAAGTCCCTTGAATTTCCTCAGCAAAATCTAAATCATTCATATCGTGCAGCGTGATATCAACCAACCTATCAACGATGAGACCAGGTATTCCTGTATGAATCTTTCTAATTTCTTGCCCAGGAGTGCTTGTCGCTCCCCAAAAGTTGATGTTGCTGTGTGGCAATTGCTTGTAGAGCTGGTCTAGTTCGTATGAGTCACCGCGATACCAGATTTGGTTCTTGGCTGCATTATCTTCAAATGTCATTGCCTCTGTAATTGTAATGACATTTGGCTGTGCCTGTTCCAGTTTGAGAAAGCTTCTCATACTCTTTCTGATCATATCCATTATTCCCACTTCAGTTTTCCTTTCTTCCGATTATCTTCCTGTATGGCAACCATGCATACTGATTCGCATTGATTGTGTGATCGTTTGCGTCTTCCGGCTCATCTTTTCCTTCTTTCCACGCATACGTGTTTAGCTCTTTGATATGATTCGTACAATGACTTAACACATAGTAACAACCTTGAGCTAACCAACCAATTTGGAAGTTGATCCGGTCAATAATCTTGGTTTTCTTATAAGCATTGTTAAAGATATACAGACAGCCGTATTGTCGCTTGTATTTGTTTAATTCTGTAATTGTTGCTTGGTCCGCACTATCAACAAAGACATCACGCGCCAATCCCCATTCACTGCGGTTGCGCTCTAGGAAGCTGATGAACTTGACCACAGTATCCGATGGTGCAATCGGTACATCAAGCTCAGCGTTGTTGTAGACTTCCTCATCCAGCGTATATAACTTCCCGTCATCTGATATCCCTTGGAAAATCATTGCAATTGTATCCGGACTACTTGCTGAGTAAGCTGTATCTAGTCCAGCTGTGAACCGCTGGAACGTGACCGTATTCTTTACAAAAGACTTACTCAACACATGTCTTTTACTATCAAAGTTAACGAAGACAATTCCTGTTGCTCGGCCACGTAGACCAAGTATTTTATTTTTGTAGAGCTTAGTCCCAACTGGTGCAGCATCCTTTTTCTTCTGTATGGCTTCTGGTGTCAGTGATAGGTTGTCATTAAACGTAAAAAACCAGTAACGCCATTTAGGGTTAGCTGGTTCTGATAGGTCTCGCATAATTTCTTCCGGCACATCGCCTGCGTATTTTTTGTATGGTCTCGCCTTGTTGATGAACTCTTTGTAGACCGGTAAATCAGGATTATCCGGATTGAGCGTTGCCATCAAATAATCATTACGTGTGGACAACTCACGTACAAACTCGATGTCAGCCGTGTTGACCTCATCAATATAGACACATCCATACTGTCCACCGAGAACCAGCTTCCATTTTTCCTTGTTGTCATATCCCAGTACATAAATGATTTTCCCCTCAAACTTGATGTGAGGAATCTTCGAATCTTTATCACCATTACCACAGTAGACGGCTGTTTTATGGATGTCTAAAATTCCGTTATCCTGATTAATGATATTCTTTTCAGCTACACCAACTGTCTTTGCTGCAATGATGTGAAACTTCTTCGAACTTCTGCTGACTGCTCGCATAAATTTGACACCAACACCAACCGTTGTTTTTCCAGCTGCCGTTGTACCTTCCAAAAAGTCCGCATCAACATTATTAAAGCTATTGCAAAAATCAATGTACTTTTGAGATAAAGGGAAACTATTCGTCAAGTCCATCACCGCCCAACTGACTAACGATATCGTCAAACTTCTTAGTCTCGGTAACTGTAGCATTGATATCTACTTTCTCGGTAAACAGACCATATCGCTTGCCTAAATCAACAGCAGCACTCTTACGAGTTGATACATTAGGTTTTGCCTCTACGACACGTTGAGTACCCTCTCCATCTAAAACAAGCAGCGGTTCAGTAACTTCACCGCGCATCACAGAAGTGAGGAACTCTAGGACTTCCTGCTGGTCTGCTACACGCTCTGATTTCAACTCTTCCAATCGCTCTTCTATATAGTTTTTGACGTTAACATTAGTTAACAGTCTGCTTCCTGCAGCTTTTGCTACCTCATCCTTTTTGATATTTGGATAGGCTTTTTTATAAGCCTGTGTTGCATTTAAGCAGATGATGTACTCATCGGCAAAAATCTTTTGTTTTTCAGTCATCCCATTTTCCATCACCACCTTATTTTTCATAACAAAAAAGACGCGTGTATGCGCCTTTTTTCTAGGAGTCATCATAAAAAACGTTTTGCTTTCATTTTCTTGACAATACCATAATATCACTTTAAAAATTCCAAAGAGTTCCATTAGTTCCATTTTTTAGAAATTTTTTTCAAAGCACTCTCTCTAGCCCGATGAATCGTTCCGCGCCCACAACGTAACTGAGCCTGAATTTGATTCCACGACAATCCATCAATGTACAACAACCGCATGATGATATTTTCTACAGGGTCGTCCAATGACTCAATCACTTGCACCAGCTCATCCCGTTCCCGATAGAGTTCTTGGATTTCCTGATACAGTTGTTCTGATTTGTCAATAATCAGTACATTCAATTCCTCGGATCGATTAGACGAGTTTTCTGACTTTGGCATATTGTTAAACTGCTGTCCTCGTAAGATGCTCGATTTCAGACTGATGATTTCCTGGTGCTTTGACTTCGCTTTGATATCAATGTACTGTAAGGCCTTTAGTCGTTGCTTAATATTAATTGTCAATCTTCTGCCTCCTCCAAAAGTTCTTGGTTCTCATATACATTCCCAACGACCTCACAATCAGTATGTCGTAGCCATAATTCACATCCGTGTTGTATAGATTCAAGACGATATGCTCCGCCATAATGCCTTACAACCTCGTAATGAGTGGGTTCAGAATAGACATCCTTAGCCATTTTAACTACATCCCCCTCAAAGATTTCCTTGCCGTTCTTATCAACCAATCCTGTTGATTGCATGAGGTGAATGTCGTTGTTTACTATCCATTCACCAGATACAGAATCCTCATCAATAATCCAGATATTGCCATTTCCAACCATAACTTCGTCTGGTTGATACATGCGACTTAATGAGCCGCCATCATACGCTCTAAATTTTGGTGTTATTTTTCTTCCTCCTCGTAAAATTCAATCTTTGCAAAGTTCTTAGGGTTTATTGTAATGATATTTTCTCTAGGTTCAATCTGTTGTAATGTCAAATAATTTAAATTACCTGTTTCCATCCAATTTAACATGTCAGCTATACGCTTGCAACTTTCTTTTACCTTGATTTCTTCTTCAAAGTAGGGATTTTTTAGTACAATTTTTGCCATCTATTCCATCTCTTCAATCTCAATCCCTGGGCAATCAAACACCCAGCCGAAACCAGCTTCTTCTAGTTCTTTGCGAGTGTGGTAATATATAGCGTTGCCTAAAGTAAAGCCTTTTGTAAAGAAATACCTTTCCAAAAGTTCTCCATAAACCAACGTATTTTCTTTAATATCCCCTTTAATCTTAACCAAATACCGCTTCTCTTTCTCGACCTCGTAGCCGTCAAGCCAAGCACTGGCGAATAATCCGAAGTTGTTCCAATACCATTCCGCAACTCTATCAGACATGCTTGCGTCTATTGAGCAAGACAATGTATACCCCAGTTTTTTCTGTTCGGTTATAAAATCCGCCACAAACTGCGGTACTTTGACTTTCTCTGGTTCGTCTAGTTGCTCAATGAGTTTAATTACTTCCAAGTGGTCTACAATTTTAGATTTTAGAAAAGGTGTCTCGATAGCAATTTTATTTATTTTTTCAATCAATTTCTGTTTTTTCATTTTCTTTTATCTCTTCCTGCTTGTTTTTCTAGCCAGCTAAATAGCAATCCGAATTGCTCCGTCACCAGCTCATCATCGTTGTATTGTTTACAAATTTCTCCGATTGACGTCACCACCCATTGCCAATAATCATCGGTTCCGAATCCAACCTCTTGGCTCTTCTGATTGCTGCACGCCATCCATTTCGGAATAACTCTGCTGAAGAAATCAATATAATTGATTTTCATGGCAATTCCTTAACTTTGATATAGATCCCGACTGTGTCTGCCCAGAACTTTTCGACAATCTCGCTGGCCACTTGTGCATCATCTTGCCAGTATCCAAGTTTCGTCATGCAGTCCTTGAGTAGCTTCTGCAGATTGTCTGTATCCGGCTTTGTGGTCTTGTACTGGCCATCATAGCTTTTTTTGATACGAGGGAAGCACCACTTGACTGTTAGCCGAATTGCTCCTTTAAATTTATCAGGCGGTACATGCTGCGCAAGCAAGCTCTCAAATTTTGCCCTGGCATTTTTCAGATCCTCTGGCTCATAAAAGATTGGCTTACCAAATCTCACGTTTACCTTTTTTTGCTGATGGGTAGTCGTTGGAATTTTTTGCATGGGTAAAAAGAATTCAATCATAGGAAATCCTCTCTACTGGTCTAGCCAGAATCCTCCACCATTCTCAATAGCGGATTCTAGCTCCCATTCTTGCATCTCATCAACAGACGGCATTTTATCTTCTTCAGTTTCTTCTAATATTCCAAGAGCTCTATTTATTTTGCCTAAAATACTTGCATAAGATAAAGCAACTTCGATAGGTTCGTTTTGATGACTCAAAAAAATCTTAGCAGAATTTGCATCTATCTTTTCAACCATAATTATGTGATTGACATTTATAAATTTTCCTTGTACTGAAATAAACATTTTTATTTTACCTTTCTTTTTTTATTTTATTTTTTTGCGCTTAGTCCATGACCCTTGTATATGACA